GATAATCTTTGAGAATGGAACATCGTAAAGCTTGCTGATAGCGTATACATATCCCTTGAGTTGGGAGTCTTGGTAAAGCTCGACCTTGCTTTTCTCACGCTTGGATGTTTTGTAGTCTATTACCAAATAACCACCATCCTTACCTTTAATCACTCGGTCAATTACACCATTCAGAGTGATATCGTCTTTGACGGGAACTTCAAATACAAGCTCACAAGCTACGGTGTTTTCTAATTGCTCATTGAACTTGAGAAAATTCTGGATACACTTTAAATCTTTGCCGTTGTACTTCTCTGATACCTTGTATGTGCCCTTCACCTCTTCAGCGATCTGAACAAGCTCCTCTTGAGTTTTGGCGTTCACACCATCCTCTAGGATCTTGTGGATATATGATCCAAAGTGAAGAGCATCAGTGTTGGACTCTTCTGGTTCAGGAAGACGATCAACATAGCGGTAACGATACTTCAGTTTGCACTGCTTAAAAGTTTGATACTTAGATTCGGAAATAGTTTTTATGTACATTATATCACCTCAGTTTATTAGAGACTACATTACCCAAAATTTTTCTGACAAAGGTAGATTATCTTCCAACAATCAGGAATTTATTATGGAGTCCATCTTCGTCCAGAATGATTGGAAGAAGCACATGAGCGTCAATGTAGATAGTGGACTATGGCAGTGTTTCAAGACAGGACGCTCAGGTAATTTTGTCCGTCTGTATGCTGAGATTGAGGAGATCCCTTACTTCCGCGCATACAGAGATCTGATGATCAAGAACTTCGAGTTTCTTGGTGAAGATATCCCTGAGCAGATCAAAGAGGAGCGGCAGCTAGAGCTAGATACCAGCAGGCTAATACCTCTCAATATTGAATCTGGATTCTCTGAAGATCGTGATGTTCTAGCTGCATGGAGTTTTCTTTTTCAGAGAAAGCTATTTACAGAGGAAAATCCTCCCGAAGCAGAATACTATCTTTGTATGGAAGGTAAGTTCTACAACCGCATTATTATCCCATTCAAGAAAGATTCAATTGTATACTACTTCCAAGGACGAGCCCTGGGGGATCAGCGTCCAAAGTATCTAAACCCCTCTATTGATATTGCTCCAAATCCTTCTGAGATCCTGTATCCCTACGATGAGGAGGCTGATCATCTTGTAGTTTGCGAAGGTCCACTAGATGCTAAGTCTCTGCAACTTCAAGGTATCAATGCCACAGCGACCATGAAGAACTACATCAGCCCACGCCAAGCTGAGATCCTATCCACATTCGAGGGTCGAGTCATCATTGGGTTTGACAATGATGAGGCAGGACTCCGTGGGTGCCAGAGGTTTGATCAGTTACGCCGCGAGCGCCTGATGGAGGACTTCTGGGTCTGTGCTCCCCCACCTACCTTTAAGGACTGGAACGAAGCTCATCAAAAGCAAGTGAGCCTTCCCGCTTGGATTGAACGAGAAAGCTCACTTTATAACTTTGAATACAAAATGCTAAATGAAATTAGCTCACTGTGAAATAGTATGGAGGCGAGATAATAGTCTCATTTAATAATGTATATTTGACAATCATTCTATAAGTTCCAGTAAGTCCTCCAAAGTCTGCCACGCTTGGGTGTGTTGCAAGTGTAGTAGTGTCGAAGTTGAAGATCATAGTGTTATCAGAAGTGATATCAATGGTAGAACTAGTATCCGAGAACCCAGAAACAGTTACATGAGCAGGTAGAGTAGTAGAATCTTCATTTATCTTTTCGATCTTCATCATCGCGCTGGTAATAGCAGAGTCTCTAAAGATGTTCTTTACACTATCATCAATGTCTTTGTTTTGAATCGTAATCTCAGTTGTTACTTTTAGATTTTCAATAGAGCTTAGAGTTAGGTGTTTGTTGATTAGTTTGTTTCTAGTAGCTAGGAGTAGGGGCTGGGTGATGCTAAAGAAAGTATCTTCATAAAGATGGAAATCGTTAATTAGCGTTTGGTAGTCAGACCCAGCAGCAAACCTGACCGTCCAGCAGTCAATGTAGTCATTGACGGCACTAGCAGAGTTAGCAATTTCAAGAGAGGATCCGTGGAAGGTATAAGATCCTGAAATGTCTTGTGTTCCATCAAGGATACAGATATATTCACCCTGCTTTACTCGATAAATACCACTAAGGCAAGAGGCATCTGTAGCAGGTAGATAGCTCGTTGGATCCAGAGCGGCACCAGCATCATTAGCAGAAGCTCCGAACTGCATCAGGATGATTGATGACGGGACAGAACTAGAAATTAGGTTGTCACTACCTAGAACGGTGCTTGGAGTAAAGTTTGATGCTTTTTGAAAAATAGTTACACCACTAATATCGTAGGGGTCGTAATACTGTCCATCGTTTATAAAAAATGCCCTTAACGCGACCTTCTGAATCACAGTTGGTCTGTTGTGCCTATCAACTACTGTTACTCCGTTTAATTGCATCGCTTTCTCGCTCCAGATCCTCTCTTAAAAGTTTTAGAAAAACTGTCCTTTCTGTACGAGTCATCTCTTTCACATCAGAATATGTAAAGTTTGCTCGTTTCACAAGTATATAGGCTTCTAGAAGAAGATTGTCTACATCAATTGCTTCTTCTAGTTCACATCGAAAAAATTTGAGTCGATTGGTAGGTCTACGACCGTTACCCCTCCGCAGCTTCCGCACTCAAATTTGATCTTAGTGTCAACACCGAAATCAGTCTTGATGGCGTTTAGGATAGTTCTGATGTCTTTAAGTGGGAGCTTATCAACGACTCTAGCGATAATAGACTTATCAGTATGTCCGTCGATTTCAGTGACAAAGCGCCAAATCTGATCAAGCGCAACAGCAGGATCTACCATCATCTTCTCGTCACGAACTCTAGGAAGTCTAACCTTGGCTTCCTTTTTTAGTGTAGGAAGCATGACCGTAATAGGATCCTGGAAATCATCGGGTACAGGGTTGACATTGAGTTGAGAAAGTTTTACAGTCGTTGGATTCTCAGCTTTACACTGTGAGCAGATAAGGAGAGTATTGTAGTCATCTCCATATGAAATCTCCCGAAGCTTCATAATAAGATAAAGCTTGTCCATTGATAGAAGATCAGGAATACGAATATTAGTGGTGCATCGTTGCAGAATGAGATTTACTGGATCATCATTCTTACTAGCACTAACCAGAGCCTTTTCATCTTCAAAGGTCATGGGTCTAATCGTAATTGGAGCACCAGGGTCTTCTAAGGTGTAAACTCTGCATTCAGAAGGTAACTCTACCTCAACAGCAGTATCTGTAGGTAGTTCTTTTAAAATTTCATCAATAACTGCTTGCTTGGCAGAATCGTCAACTTGTTGGTTTAGCATATTTGATTTCCTATGGGCATAATCCCTAGTCTATAATAGTGTAATGAAGATCCATGTTGATAATATAAATTCTCGTATAGAGACAGACAACCCAGACCTTCTAAAGGCATTATACGAACTTTATTCATTTAATGTTCCAGGGGCTAGGTACTCCCAAGCGTATAAGCGTAGACAATGGGATGGTAAAGTTCATTTTATTAGTCAGACAGGCGTATTTAAGACTGGTTTATTATCTAGACTTCTAGAGGATCTAAAGAAGATTGATTGTGAGCCAGAGATTGTAGGCAAAGCTTACAAAGACTCTTGTATATCTGCTCCAAGTAGCCCCCCAGAGATTGAGGGATTTACTTACTACAGTTATCAGGAGGAGCTTATCTGGGCGGGGTTAGATAACATGAGGGGTATCATCAAATCTCCTACAGGTTCGGGAAAAACTTTGATCATGGCAGGATTGGTTAAGGCGCTCGAAGGTAGGAAGATGGTTATCCTTTTCAATGCAAAACAGCTATTGACGCAGACTTATGATTTTCTTACTAAAGCTTGTGGCATGGATAATATTGGTGTATGTTTTGGTGAGGGTTATATTTATGGTGATATTATGCTATGCACTGTCCAAAGTATTGAGAGGATCCTCGACACGCACCTCGAAGAAGCTGAAGTCCTAATGGTTGATGAATGCCATGAGTTTGCTAATGGAAAAACTACACTAGCTGCTCTCAGAAGCTTCCCTAACGCCCTGTATCGCTTTGGATTCACAGCAACACCCCCTAGTGACAAGATCCCCCGATACAACCTAGAGGGCGCTCTGGGGAGCGTTATACAGAGCGTAGGTACTGCTGACCTTGTGGAAGATGGCAAACTAACCAAGCCTATTATTCAGCTAATAGATAGACCTTATTCTGCGAGCGGGCTGGATGAAGACTTAGGGTTCCTAGATGTATACGAAAATTATATTGTCAATAATGAATCTAGAAATAATATTATAAAGGAGATAGTCAATGACATTAAAAAAAGAAATCAAAATGCGCGCATCCTTATTCTTACCAAATCACTTGATCATGGAAGAACCCTGGAAAGCTTGGTTGGAGGGTCCGTTGAGTTCTTGGAAGGGGCTAATTCGATTGGAGAAAGGTATGATTGTATATCTAGATTCAGAGGATGTTCAGAGTCTAGCGTCCTCATTGGTACTAAAATCCTCCAGACAGGGGTTAACATTGAAGAAATCACACACTTCATCAATGCAAGAGGAATGAAATCAGAAATTGCTACACTTCAAGCTCTGGGTAGAGCATTAAGACGGCACCACAGCAAAGATGTAGTATATATCTATGATTTCTTAGACAAAGAGAAATACCTCGCTGATCATTCTATAGCTAGAAGACGGCATTACGAAAAAGAGGGCCACACGGTTAAAATACTATGATTAAAATCGAAGATGATTTTTTATATGGCGAAGCTATTCTGGATGATCT